GTTTGTTGGCTTACGTAGACCGGGGTTCCTTGGTAATCTCCTGCATATACGTAGTGTGGGTCTTGCATTAAAGCAGCTGATGGGTTTGCCGTATCTGGCATAGTAACAACTGAGGATTGAGTGCCGTCCCCAGATGGGTTACTAATTTGTTGCACCGCCGCACCAGTAGGTAAATCATTTCGGCCTGTGTTTGGGTTGTAGTTTGGGTCTGTCCCAACAGGCTGTCCGTAAGAATATACAGGCGCAGAGCCGCCACCGTAATTAACCGCAGACGCGTAAGTAGGAGTTACATTATCTGCACGGAAACCTGCGCCGCCGTTAGGAAGTATGTAGGGATTACCTGTACCAGCAGCGGTTCCAGCGCCAGCAAAAGGAGCCGCAGAAGATCCCTCTGCCGCCATTTGGGCAGCAAGAGCGCCAGCGCCCGCACTGCCAGCGGCCCCTGCGCCAGCAAGAGGGACAGCGGAGGAAAGTTCCGCTGCCGTTTGTGCGGCAAGAGCGCCACTACCGGCGCCCCCAGCACCAGCACCAGCACCAGCACCAAGCGCATTGGCACCGTAAATGGTTCCAGCAAGAATCGCTGCATCTCGCCCGCCAGTGTTCCAAAATTGGCCAATTGATTGCGACGGGCTGGCGACAAAATCGCTTACCGTATTGGATACGGTGCCTAATGGATTGTTTACAAAACTATTGAGAAACCCGCCACCGCCGGTCGCAGGCGGTTCTCTGTACTCTAGTGAGTATCCAGCGTCTTCATATGCTTTCAACTGTTGGCGCACTTCAGGTGTTAGCTGCATCCCAAAGGGCAAACTAATAACGTTTGTGCGGCCGTATTCACCAACAGCGGTGCCTTCTGGCAAGGGAGGCGCGTTTTTATTGACACCAAGTGCTTTTTGGTATGCAGTATCTCTACCGCTTTGCAACGCAGCGTCTAATTTTTCACGAAAAGCAGCAAATCCGGCCATGTCACTCTCCTAACACATTAAAGTTATCTTTGAACATCATATGCCTCACTCCAGTAACAGGCAGTTGTTGGCCGCAGCCTGCATGATAATCCAATTGGTGCCGTCTGACACAAGTGCGGCCCAATCTCCAGTAGACGCGGCGAGGATGGCCGTAGCGGCTGCGCCGCCTGCCAAACCCACCACATTGCTCGACGCCGACACCAACGTCTGCGCCTGGGTGTTCTTAAAATTCAACTGCCGGCCCGTATTGGCTGACGCCGCTGGCAAAGTCACCGTACAGGTTGATCCCGACTTGTTGTTGATGAACCAAGTCTCGCCCGCGCCGACCGTAAAGTCAGCGGTCTTGGTGATGGGCGCAGACGTGGCAGCAGACAGCGTACCGGCTGAAAAGGTCAGGCCAGTGCCAACGGTCACATTGCTAAACCCGCCCGCGCCGTTGCCGTACAAAATGGACGTGCCGCTGGTCGCAGGGGCGTAATCGGTTCCCGACGTTGCCGCTGAAATGGCCGTGCCGTTGCCCTTAAGCAAGCCGGTGATCGTGGTTGAGAGGGTCAGCGCGGGCGTCGCCCCGCCGCTAGAAGTCCCCGCTAGGCCATTGGCCGACACCACAGACACGCTGGTGACCGTGCCAGAGCCCTTGTTGTTAAACGTATTCCAATCGGTTGACGTAAGGTACCCGTCAGTGCTGGCGCTGGCCGCAGCCATGCTGATGTTTGGCGCTGTGCCGCCGGACGACACCACAGGCGCCGTGGCCGTCACTGCGGTCACCGTGCCGGTGGTCGGCGTAGTCCAAGTCGGAGCGCCTGTGCCTGCGCTGGTCAAAACTTGGCCGGATGTGCCCACAGCCGTGAAGTCGTAGGCCGTACCCGTGCCGTAGGCCACTGCGCCCGCCGTGGGCGTAGTGGTTGCATTGGTGCCACCATTTGCGATGGGCAGCGTGCCACTGACATGCGTGGTCAGGCCGATCTTGCCCCACGACGGTGCGGTGGACACGCCGCCAGAGATCAAAGCGTTGCCGGTGGCCACGTCGGCCAGCTTGGCCAAAGTGGTCGTGGTGTTGGCGTACAGCAAGTCGCCCACCGCGTAGCTGGCAAACCCCGTGCCGCCGTTGGCCGCAATCAGCGTCCCGGACAGAACTATGGCGCCCGTGGTAGGTGTGGACGGCGTGAAGCCTGTTGTGCCCGCTGAAAAGCTGGACAACGCGCCAGCGCTGGCAATCGTAATGTGCCCCGCCGTGTTGGTGATGGTTATGTTTGCGCCGGCGGTTAACACACTGAGCGAATAGTCAGTGCCGTTGCCAATCAACAGTTGACCGTTGGTCGGGATGTTGCCGGTGCCCGTCCCGCCGTTGGTGACGGGCGTGATGCCGCCGCCAGAGCCTGTCAGGGCGTAGATGTTGTTGAACCACCGAAACCATTGATTCGACACCAGCCCCGTGCGCTCATCAATGAGCGGCACCCTGGGCGCTGGTATCTGGCTAGTGTTGGGGGTTGTCGTTGCCATCGTCAAGCATTGGTCGGGCTCATGATCAACTCAGCACCCATGATTATGATGTTCACGGGCTCTGTGCCTGAGATTTCGTAGACCCGATCCCGCAGCTTGAGCGTCATGCCCAGGCGACGCCAAAACACGCGGCGATAGTATTCGCCGATTCGGCCCATGGACGACCAGTGCTCGTTAGACCAAGTGTGACCGCCATCATCCGACCAACGCAGCATGACCTGGGGATCGGTAGCGATGCCTTCTACGACATCGGCAATTAGATTCTCGTCGTTTTCGGTGATCAAAAACTCTTCGCTTTCGGTCACCAAGTAAAGAATGGCGTTGATCGGCAGGCTTGGGCCCAGTATGCCGACGCCTGACTCACAGTCGAGTTGCAGGCTGTGGTGGGCCGTGCGCTTGAGGTTGTTCGTGCCGGTTGGCAGCGCCCTCCACGACCGCAACCACTTTTGGGTGTCGCCGTTGTCGGAATAGACGTTTAGATCAAAGGCGTAGATGTTGCCATTCTCATAGTCGCCAATGATGATCTTGTTGTTGTACGCCATCTGGCAGTTGCCACGGTGACGAATGAAATTCCCGTTGTCCCAGCCTGCGCGCTCATGCCATGCTTGGGTGGCCACGTCATACACCCATGTGGCGTTGGCGGTGGGAAAGACCAGCACGTAAAAGCCGTGGCCGTTTTGCTGGTACGTGTACCCGATGGCGTCGCTGATGGTGCTGTACTGGGATATGGCGTACTCAATTGCGTGGGTGCTCACGCGGGTGCCCGTGTAGCCATTGGCCCGGTAGACAATGCCTTGGCCGCGAGCGTCTGCGCCCAGCCAAAACAGGCCGTTATCGAGCTTGGCCACCGAGTAGGTAGCCGCGCATCCAATTTCGTTAAAAGCGCCTTGGATGCGCTCCAGAGGGAACCCAGCGTTGCCTGAGTCGTACCAGACCTCCACCGAGTTGGTGCCATACAACCACACTTCACGGTGATCGACGATCATGCTGATCAAGTTGTCCGGCGCGCCTTCGGCGCTGGCAAAGTCCAGCGGGTCAACAGATTGACCGTCATACAGGCTGGTGACCCACAGCTTTTGACTGTTGGGCTCAATGAACGTGAAGTACCCGTCGATGAACCCAACGGTCAGCGCCCCAGGGTAGTCGGGGTCTGTGATCTGCGCAAACACGTTGGTGTTGGCGTTGTAGATGTAGCCCGGCCCGTTGGCCGCAATGAACATCTGGATGCCGTTGTCCGCAATGCTGACCGGGCCCGTGTTTGCAATCGTGCCCAGCAACGTGGTGGTGTAGTTGGGCGCCATCTTGTACAGCTTGCTGCCGCTGACCACGTACCCATACCCGCCAAAAGTCCACAGCCCACGAATAGGCCCAGTGCCAATCGTGGCCAGCAAGCTCAAGCCTGGGCAGCGTTGCAGATAGGCGGGCTCTTTGCCGCCTTCTGGGACGACTTCAGGGAAGAGGTTGACCATGCGGTTGTCCGCAGCATTGACGCTGCGGGCAACATACGCCGAGCCTAAGATCGGCGTTTTCATCAGTAGTTACCGGCGTAGATGTTGAAGCGCTGGCGGTTAGCCACGATGGCGTAAGGCATCGACATGATGTCATCGGGATTGTTGATGCGCTTCAGGTTGCGCTTGCTCGTCATCGCAATGCGTTGCACCTGGGGGCTGGGCTCGACGCCAAACTCAGGCGCAAACTCCATGGCCAAGTTGAATGTGAAAGCACGCAAATACCCAGGCGGGTAATACAGGGTTGTGGACAGATCAGCCGGGCGGTTCAACTCTTGCACGCTGACAAAGTGCCACTCAAGATCGCGTGTGGGCCGTGGGTAAACCGTCATCTCAACGTTTGGAAACGTCATGTTCACAAACATTACTTGCGGGTATGTGGAGGTTACGGTCTTGACCGCAATGCCGTCATACTGCTGCTGGTTGATGAACTTGATGCCAAACGACACGTTTGTGCCGGGATCGCGGTAGTAGGTGGCGTCATCCATCAGGACAGGGCGCAGACCAACAAAGTCACCGCTTGGGCCAAGGGTGCGGGTAATCTCGCCGGCAGGCCATGTAAAAACTTGATCTTGGGTACAGAAAACGGACAGGCGTTCGGTGTTCCAAGAGTCGATCATTTGGTTGAGCGCCATCATCGCGTCTTGCGATACTGATGCCCCTGGCGTTTCGCCTTCGGCCAACACACCGAGCAATCGTAACGACCTGTTGATTTGTTCGGCAGTGGTATAGGTGGCCATGTTTACGCTCCTTGTTCGACCGCCTCAACAGTAGGACGGCTACGTCTACGCTTTACTTCCTGTGGAGCCGCCTCTTCAACAACAGGCGTGTCAAGAGTATAGCGTGTCCAGCCGTTTTGTTCATCTGCTACGGCTTCAAGTTCCATGGTCGCAACCTTGGCGCCGTGGACGGGGTGGGACATGTAAATGACGGACATAAAAAGAAGGGGGTGGTTAGCCCCCTGGTTGGTTTAAG